TTCTTACTGCTTGTGGGTACTACAAGAGCCGGAAGAAGATCAATGGCACTTTTAAGCACATTTGGCGCCGCTGCGGCACCGACGAGTGATACCTACCTTTTACCGGCCTTTACCGGGGTTTACCTACTCATGCCTTTTGGACTTGTTCACGGTCGAAATATCTATATCATACAGCGGTATGCATTACAGGTAAGGGTAGGTAATGCAAATCATCAATTGGGAAGCGGGCAGTGCCGAGTTTACCTATTTTCCCCCCTATATAGGGGGGGGTTAAAAAAAAAGCGGGTTATCGGAAGGGAAAAAAAGGAGTAGGTAGGTAAGTAGGTAAGTAGGTAATTCGCGTTAGATTTGAGGTATGGCGAAGAAGACACCAGAGAGTATACGGAAAGATCAGCTGAGAGTGGCTAAGCAGTGGCTCGATTTGAGCTGGCCACGCCATCGGATATATGAGTCTGCTGCACAGGCCTGGGAATTCGATCATGCGCAGACAGACGCGCTGATTGCTGATGCAAGGTCTGAATATAAGAACTCTATGAGTGTGGAGCGCTCTGAATTCCTGGCGCAGCAAATGACCAGGCTTGAGGCGCTGGCTGCTAAAGCTCAGGAGGATGGGCAGCTTGGTGTGGCGCTGGGATGTTATAAAGAGCTCCATATGCTCGCGAGTCTCACTGGGAAATAGCCGTGACCTATGCGAACTTAGACGATCCGAGGATCTCTTCTTCAATTTGAATACTCTCTTCACTGCTATAAAAGCTGCCATCCTGTACGAGCTTGAGACCGACCAGCTCGCCTGCGATGTCGATATCATCCTCTAGGTCAAGGCTGCCATCTTTTAGCTGATTGAAGGCTTCGATGGCAATTTCCATCTCTTTGTAGGCTTTGGCGATCTGAATGCGGAGTTGATCTTTGTTCATTGGATGAAAAAGGGGCTCATTGCCCCCGATATTTGTATTGTATCACACGCTTTCATAGCATGTCAATGTGTTCAGTCCACATTGTCGAAATGAGTGGGCTCTTCGACTGGTTCGTTGCGGAGTTCTTCAACGCAGCGATTACAAGCTTCGAATTTGCGCATGTTGACTAAATATTCCTGCTGCCAGCCAAGCTCGCGGTTTAATTTTGCCTGCTGTGCCCTGTGTGCGAAAGTTAGAGCCAGATCTGTGTTCTGGCGGATGATCTGGGCTAGCTCGTTGCTGGTCATTTTCTGAAGTAAGAGCTCATTGCCCTTTATGTAACTATTATATCACTGCTTTCGCTCTGTGTCAATGATTTTGACTGTGTAGGTCAGACCGTGCTTAATCGCGTCATCTTTAAACATTTGAAGCTCCTCTTCGCCGTATACATACTCTGTCCACTCCAATTCACCATCCAAGAATGCTTCAACATAGTATTCCTGTCTTTCATCATGTAAAAAGTCGAGGAGTCCTGAGACTTCGAGTGCGTCTTGTGCATACTGGCATTCGCTATACAGGCTGTGGCTGAAGTAGTTGAAGTTCATAATTGCGTTGTGCTTATTGATAATGTAGCTATCAGGCTGCAATTTGCTCGCGCACTTGCTTTGTCGTGGCGAAATGGAAGATAGCGTTATCTGCTTGGCGCTTAACTAGAAAGCGGAAGCCTTGAATCTGCTGGCCTGCCTTGCCCATGTCAACGACTTCGTAACCGGCGGCGAATGCTTGAGCTTGAAGGGTCATAATTTGAGATGCGGTGGGGGCTCTTTGCCTCCCTTATTTATATTATATCATAGTAAAAAGCGTGTGTCAATGCTTTTTGCGGTGTGTCGCTTTATAAAATGCAAGCTCTAAGGTTGTGAGTCCCCGAGGGGACTCTGCCGCAGCTGCTTTCTCTTTAGCTGCGGCGATCGTGTCTTGTGGCCGTGAATTCCAGTTGATATCGCCGCTCATTTGCCGTTGTGCGCTTTGTAGACGGCGTAGCCTTCTTCAGTAAGCCAGATCCAACGTTCAGACACTGGCATTCCAATATTCCATAGGCCGCTTGTCACCATGCCTGCTTTTTTGAGATTAGATAGGCGCGGAGCGTTCTTTAGGCTGATTTTTGAGATGTCGCGGCCAAGACGTGCAGCTGGGGGGTGGCCATTCTCGAAGCTGACGTCTTCGGTGGTTTGCATAATTTCATCGGCCAGCTCAAGGAAAAAATCCTTCGTAGCTTGATTCAGCTTATCCCATGTCAGAGGTCCTGCGCTGCCTGCTTTTTTGCGTGGGGTGTTCTTCTGATCCATTGCTTTATCCTCAGACTCCAGGATCGCAGCGATTGTCTGCACGGCGTCAGCTTTCTTAATGCGCTTTTTGTTGTAGTAGACATGCCCATTAGGGTAAAACACAACACCATGGCAATTGGCGGTGGTATTGTCTTTCTTTGAAACCTCTGCTAGGCGTTCAGAGTAGAAAAGTGCTGTTTCGGTGTAGGTGGCCATGTTGTAAAAGGGAGGGCTCTTTGCCCTCTATATTCAAATCATAGCATAGGCTTTCATGAAATGTCAATATATAAAATCAAATATGCACATCGAGCGCATCGAGCGCTCCTACGTTCTGGCACATCACAACTTGTTGAATGGTGCGGATATCTCGTTGCTTCAGATTTGCTCTCTCTAGAATCTCCTCCTGGCTGCCGCCTGCCTCAGCAGCCTCCCGATATGACTGCATTTTGCGTTTTGCGCCGCTCGGGATGTGGATCATCAAAGATTTTGTATCAAGACTGCGTGTGATCGCCTGCCGAATCCACCAGTATGCATATGTTGACATTTTATAACCGCATTCTGGGTCATACTTCTCTGCTGCACGCTGCAAGCCCAGGGTGCCTTCTTGAATCAAGTCCTGGAAGGTGAGATTGGTGTTCTTTAATTTGGATGTGTACTTCTTTGCAATGGCAACGACGAGCCGCAGATTGCAACAAACGAACTGATCGCGGGCTCTCCGACCTGACCGAACCAACGACGGCGGCGGGTCAGAATGCTGTAGCCAAGCCTGGATCCGTCGTCCTAATTCAATCTCTTGAGTCTGTGTTAAAAGAGGATATCTCGATGCAATGCTGATAAAATCCCCAATGTCTGACATCGTTTTATAACTTCAACAAATAAAATAACCTAGGACAAAGGATCGCATCAAGTGCCAAGCATTCTAGACGCTATCCCTGAAGGGCTAATACTAGCCGATCCCGACGATGAGAGCCTATCAGTGCAGGAGGTCTTGGGGCGTCTCAATTCGACCTTGCTGCCGCATCAAGCTGCCTTTTGCGAAGACCAAGATCACCGCATTCTGGGCCTGGTTTCAGGATTTGGCGCTGGCAAAACCTACGGCCTTTGTGCAAAAGCTATCAATGTTGCTGCGGCAAACGTGGGGTTTGTGTCGGCGCTATTTGAGCCAGTGGCGCCAATGCTGCGTGACATCCTCATGCGGTCTATGGATGATCTGCTTGAAAAAATCGGTCTGCCTTATGACTTCAGAGTATCGCCGTTACCTGAATATGTCCTCAAGTTCAAAGAGGGTGAGCATACCATCCTGCTTCGCACAATGGAGACCTGGAATCGGATCCGAGGGCAGAACCTCTGCGCCGTAGGCTTTGATGAGTGTGACACGACCAATAGACGTACAGCCGAACAAGCGTCTCGGATGGCGCTAGCCCGCTTGCGGTCTGGCAATATGCAGCAGTTTTATATAGCTACCACGCCTGAAGGATTCGGTTGGGCTTGGGATACATTCGAGCGCAATTCGGCGCCAGATAAGCGCTTGATTCGTGCACGCACTGCCGACAACCCATACTTGCCTGAAGGTTTCATCGATTCACTCCTAGCTAACTACCCTGAGCGGCTGATCAAGGCATATCTAGATGGGCAATTCGTCAATCTGAACACTGGCGCCGTTTATGACCGTTTCAAGCGTGAGACGCATGTGACGTTGCCACCAAGCGGGATTGAGAATGAACCTCTGAGAATCGGGCTCGACTTTAACGTTGCAAGGATGTCTGCGGTCATTGCCATCCGCATCACAAAGCAGATTCATGTGATTGATGAGATCAGCGGAGCACATGATACAGATGCACTTGCAAAAGAGATTCGCAGGCGATACCCTGACCGGAAGATCTATATCTACCCGGATGCATCAGGTGGCAACAGAAGCACGAATGCCTCACGCACAGATATCCAGATCTTGGAGTCTTACGGATTTAGCAATCAATCGCCAAAAGCCAACCCTAGGATCCGCGATAGGGTGGCTGCTCTACAAGCTGCTCTGGAGAATGGGAAAGGTGAAGTCCGCCTCAATATTGCACCTAAATGTTCCAAGCTGATTGAGTCGCTTGAGCTGCAATGCTGGACAGAAAAGGGCGATCCGGACAAGGAATCGGGATATGACCACATGAACGACGCTTTGGGTTACTTAGTCTGGCGAGAGCTCAATCCTCTGCATATGAACGCAGGCAGGGGAACCGGGATCAGGCTTTATTAAACTGAAGATATCGGGCGGGTTCTAGCAGTGTATTCAGGATTCTCTGGTGGTCGCCAGCGTGTTGGCAACGTTACTCAGGTTAATGATCCAAGCACGGCTTGGGTGAATATGGAGCCTCATTGGGGCCTAATTGAGACTTTGCTTGGCGGCACATACAAAATCAGGAAAGGCCATCGAAAATTTCTGCCGCAAGAACCCAGGGAGCTAGACCTTAGCTATGATAATCGGCTAAGCAGATCTGTCCTCTCGCCCTATTATGTCAGGCTAGAGCGCATGCTGGCTGGCATGTTGACCCGCAAGCCTATCAGACTTGATGATGTCTCAGATCTTATCCGTGAGCAGCTGTTTGATGTAGATCTGCAAGGGAATGATTTGCAGACTTGGCTGTACAACACATCTCGCACGAGTATCAGATATGGGCATGTTGGCGTCTTAGTTGACGCACCAAAATCTGGCGATAATGGCCGCCCTTATTGGATCACGTACACACCAAGGGACATTCTTGGCTGGCGCACTGAAATGACCGATGGACAGCAGAAGCTGACCCAACTGCGATTATTCGAGAAGGTATTGGTTCCTGATGGCTTGTATGGAGAGAAGCAGGTCGAGCAAGTGCGCGTGCTGACTCCTGGCGCATTTGAGATCTTCCAAAAAGATCAAAAAGGCGACTTTCGTGTTGTTGATGAAGGCACAACAAGCTTGAACGAGATTCCGTTCAGCGTTGCTTACTCCAACAGGGTTGGCGTTTTGGAATCATTCCCACCATTGGCCGATATTGCCGAGCTGAATTTGCAGCATTATCAAGTGCAATCAGACCTCGGGAATCAGCTGCACATCAGTGCAGTACCGATGCTTGCATTATTTGGGTTCCCTGCAGCAGCAGAAGAAATCAGTGCTGGACCAGGCGAAGCTTTAGCACTACCCGAAGGAGCATCTGCAAGCTACATTGAACCCGGTGGTAACAGCTACGATGCGCAGTTCCGCAGGCTCGATCAGATCGTCTCGCAGATGAATGATCTTGGTCTTGCCGCTGTGATGGGTGCAAAGCTTGCAGCCGAGACAGCCGAGTCAAAGCGAATTGATCGCAGCCAAGGCGACAGCACGATGATGGTGGTGGCACAGCAGATGCAGGACATGATCGACAACTGCTTACGCTTCCACGCTGATTACTTGCAGGAGTCACAAGCTGGCAGCAGCCTGGTCAATCGTGATTTCATGGGCGCAAGACTTGAGCCACAAGAGATCCAAGCGTTATTGCAGCTTTACACCGCTGGCACGGTGACACAGGAAACATTGCTGCTGCAACTTGAAGCAGGCGAAGTGCTTGGTGATGACTTCGATGTTGATGCCGAGCTAGAAGCAACACAGGCTGGTGGACTGATGGAAACACCACAGCCAGTTCCACAGCAGGAAGCCACAATGCCTGAAGGAGAACCGGAGGCAGATAATGGATTGGCTGAATAACCTACGTAGGCCAAAAGCAGAAGAACCGCCAGGCAGGTCGTTTTTTTACACCCATGATAAGCTTGCTAATCAATATTTTGCCGTCATACGGATGGAATGGTATCTGGACGGCAAAGTATGCGCCGTGACAGAGAGTAGCATCACAATTCATGACAAGGATGTACAGGCTGAATTCACCTCGATTCTGAGTGAAGCTTTGCGGCTTGGTGCCGACGTCTGCGTGGTATGCATCGAAGATCCGAAAGCTCTAGGCATCCATAAGCTATGAGCAAGCTCCAAGAGATGTACCGCAACGCTATTGATTTGAATCGATATAGTAATGGCATATCTCGACGGTTGAT